TCAAGAAACAATACAGATGACTACCGTATGTGCATATGTATTGAAAATGGGGGATCTTTGCTACAAAGACAAACAAAAATTTCCAGAAGGCCCTTGGTGTAAAAAGGGTGATTGGATTATTTTTGGACGTTATGCTGGATCTAGATTTAAAATAGAAGGCGGAGAAGTTCGTATCTTAAATGATGACGAGATAATCGCTAAGATTAATAATCCGGAGGATATTTTACACGCATACTAACGCATACGCAATTAAACAGGAGCTACTATGGAAGAGAACGAAAATATAAAAAATCCAGAAGTCGAATTAGACACTGATGGAGTAAAAGAACAAACACTTCAAGTTGAAGAACAACAAGTTGAAGTTTCAGAAACTGACTTACCAAAACAAGAAGTTGATTTAGGTTATACAGAACCTAAACCTGAAGGCATTGAAGGTATTAAAGTTGAAACAGTAAAAGAAGAAATTAAACCAGAAATAAAAGAAGATAGTCTTTCTGATGTTTCTGAAAAAGTTAAAAGAAGAATAGATAAATTAACTTTCAAAATTAGAGAATCTGAACGAAGAGAAAAAGCTGCTTTAGATTATGCTAAAGGTTTAAAAAATCAACTTGATGATACTAAAACTAGATTTTCAAAAACTAGTAAAAGTTATATAGAACAATTTTCTGCTAGAGTCGTAGCTGAACAAGAAGATGCTAAAAAAGCTTTAAGAGATGCTATTGCAGATCAAGATGCTGATAAAATAGCTGATGCAAATTCTAGAATAGCTACTTTAGCGGTAGAAGCAGAAAAAGTTAAGATGACACAAGCTGAAGAAGACGCTAAAGAAGAAAAAGCTAAAACTGAAGCTAAAGTAGAACAACCAATACAACAAGCACCTCAAACAAATGTTGCTCAACCTTCTAGTAAAGCCAAAGGATGGGCTGAAAAGAATGAATGGTTCGGTAGCGATAAAATCATGACAAGTGCAGCGTTTCAGGCCCATAACGATCTTGTAGAGCAGGGGTTTGACGCAGAGAGTGATGAGTACTATAATGAAATTGATAAAGTTATGAAGGATAATTTTCCTCATAGATTTAGTCAACCACAGGAGCAAAAGAAACCCGTCCAAACTGTTGCTTCTGCACAAAGAAATCAAACCGGACGCCGATCAGTGAAACTCACCAAGTCACAAATAGTTATCGCTAAAAAACTAGGGGTGCCACTAGAGGAATACGCAAAATACGTGAAGGAGAATGCAAATGGATAATATCAAAAGAACCTCACGCCAGTCAGAGACTAGGCAACAAGAAAAAAAACCTAGCGCTTGGGCTCCACCATCGAGTTTAGACGCACCACCTGCACCACAGGGTTATGCACATCGTTGGATACGAACGAGCATAGCAGGGTTTGAGGATACAGCTAATGTAACCAAAAAACTTAGAGAGGGTTGGGAATTTGTAAGAGCAGAAGAAATGAAAAATTCTGCTGATATACACAAGTACCCAATTATAAATCAGGGACAGTATCAAGGGTGTATAGGAATCGGTGGCCTTGTGTTGGCAAGGATACCTGAAGAGATATTAAAAAGCCGTGCTGAGTACTTTGATAAAATTACTCAAGACCAAATCGAAGCGGTTGATAATGATCTAATGAAGGAACAACGACCAGAAATGCCGATCAATATTGATAGGCAATCTAGAGTTACCTTTGGTGGTAGTCGTAAAAAATAGTTTTTTTGCATTACCTACCGAGTTAGCTTGGAGTTAAACTAAACATAAAACGGAGAAAACAACTATGGCAAATCAACTAGAAAAGTTCGGTCTAAGACCGCACAGAAAACTAGACGGTACACCATTAGTAGGTGCTCAAAACAGATACACAATTAAACCAGGCTATGGCACTGCGATTTATCAAGGTGACTTGGTAGTTCCTGTTTCTACAGGAAACATCGAAAGACATACGGCTGGAAATGCTGCTGCTGTTGTGGGCGTTTTTAACGGAGTTTTTTATAACGATCCAACTACTCAGAAACCAACTTATAAGAATTACTACCCTGGTGGAGTTACACCAACTCAAGGCGATCTTACTGCCTTTGTTGTTGACGATCCAGATGCAGTATTCTTAATGGATGCGGATCAGAGTTTTGTTAGAGCGGATTTGTTTAAAAACTATCACGTTACAAACACTACTGGTGTTACACAAACAGGAATATCAAAAGTACAACTAGACGTTAGTTCTTCTGGAACTAACACAACGTTTGTTGTTCAAGCGATAGACATTTCACAAGATCCTGATAACTCAGATGTGACTGTGTCTAATGCTAACATTCTTGTTAGAATCAACAACCACTTCTTTAGAAGTGGAACAGGTATAGCGTAATAAAGGAGAATAACTATGGCAATATCACGAGCACAGCTAGTTAAAGAACTAGAGCCAGGTTTGAATGCTTTATTCGGCCTGGAATATAACAGATATGAAAATCAACATGCGGAGATTTTCCCGTCTGAAACATCTGACAGAGCTTTTGAAGAAGAAGTAATGTTAAGCGGTTTCGCTTCAGCACCAGTTAAACAAGAAGGTGCGGGAGTAGTGTTTGATCAAGCAGGTGAAACTTTCACAGCAAGATACTCACACGAAACAATCGCTTTAGCATTCTCTATTACTGAGGAAGCAATCGAAGATAACCTGTACGACAGATTAGCTGCAAGATACACAAGAGCTCTTGCAAGATCTATGTCGAACACGAAGCAAGTTAAAGCAGCGTCTGTGTTAAACAATGCACAGAAAAGCACTGGATTTAACGGAGGAGATGGTGTTTCATTAATAAACAACGGTCACCCGTTAGCTACAGGTGGTACATTCTCAAATGTACTAGCTACTGCTGCCGACCTTAACGAAACTTCACTTGAGCAGTCGTTAATCGATATTTCATCTTTTGTAGATGAAAGAGGATTAAAAATTGCTTCTCAAGGTAGAAAAATGATAATTCCAAAAGAATTACAATTTACTGCTGAGAGAATTATGAAGTCTCCTCAAAGAGTCGGAACTGCTGATAACGATATCAATGCAATCGCTAACATGGGAATGGTTCCAGAAGGTTATGTTGTTAATAACTTCCTAACTGATCCGGATGCTTTCTTCTTGTTAACTGATGCACCTAACGGTTTTAAACACTTCATTAGAAGTCCAATTAAAACTGCTATGGAAGGTGATTTCGATACAGGAAACGTTAGATTTAAAGCTAGAGAAAGATACTCTTTTGGATGGTCTGATCCAAGAGCGGTATTTGGTAACGGAAAATTACCTACTAGTTAATAGTCAAACTATTAAACCGTAAAAGGTTACTTAAAAGGGGCGGAGTTTACTCTGTCCCTTTTTTTGTGTATAATATAAACACTAGATAATATAATTTTGTAGACTGACTAGTCAGACGGTATAGAGACTACAAAATTTAACCGCTATACAGGAGAAAACTATTATGGCAAACACAACTTTTTCAGGACCAGTCATTTCTAAAAATGGCTTTATTGGTACTGGACCAGGATCAACTGTAGCACTAACAGCTAACACATCGTTAACTGTAAATGCTCACGCAGGAAGAATCCTTTTAACACAGGATGCAGATGGTATTTTCACTTTACCTTCAATCGTTGCAACAGCTGATGCAGCAGTTGCAGGACCAGGAAGTGATTTAAACAATGCAAATAATATTGGTGCAACTTTTACTTTTTATGTAGACTTAACTGCAACTGATGTTCAAATCGTAACTGACGGAACTGACAAGTTCACAGGTGCAGCTATGATCGCAGTGGATGATGGATCTAAAAAAGCTTTCTTCCCTGCTGCATCTAATGATGTTCTTTCTATGAATGGAACAACTACAGGTGGGATCGTTGGATCTGTAATTCAAGTTACAGCGTTAGAAACTGCTCAATACTTGGTACACAATACTTTGATTTTAGGATCAGGTACTATTGTAACACCATTTAGCGACACGTAATAATAAACTAGTGGCTCCTTCGGGAGCCACGAATTAGGAGAATTTAATTATGGCACAAACTACATTTTCGGGACCGATAAAAGCGGGAACGATTTCAAACACAACAGGAACAACACTTGGTGATAACGTTGCAAACGTTGGTCAAGTAGCTATGACTCAGTCAATAATGATTAGTATGGCAGTAGCAGCTGGAACAAATACTTACAACGTAGGTGTAATACCTAAGAATTCACAAATAGTAGAAGTACTAATGCGTTTTGCAATAGCCAGTGACGCAGGAACTAGTGCGACTATGTCGGTTGGTAAAACTGATTCAGGTGGAGCAACAGCAGCTTTTTATATTGCGGCTCAAAATGCTAAAGCTGCGGCAGACCACACACAACAAAGTTCGGCCTTTGATAATATGGATCGTGTTGATGAAGATACGCAAGTAACTGCTACTCTTATAACAGTAGGAACAACATCAACTACAGGTCAAGCAACTGTAACAGTTACGTATATTCAAGCAAATAATTTGAGAGATGTGGCACCAAATAGTTAAAAACAATAAAACAACGGAGGAAAAAAATAATGGCAAACAGAAGATTTAATAAACTAGTGGCTCCTTCGGGAGCCACAAAATAAAGGAGAAAATTATGTCAGGTGGAGGAAGTTTCACATCAGATCAGTCGGTAGCACATGCTACAAGTACTGCACAAATGGTCCCTACGACTAAAAGAGCTAGAGTTACATCTATTCAAGGAAAAGGAAACGCAAGTGGTTCTATTATTTTAAGAACAGGTGGAGCGACAGGAGATGTTGTTGCTACA